TCGGGCGATATCAACGTCAACAAGCTTGCGAATTATAAGCTTGAGGACCACATGTTCAAAAAACTGATGGTCGTCCACAAAGGCAAGTCGCATGGGCTTGTCTTGATTCTCGACAAGTCTGGGTCTATGTCCGAGCATATTGAAGCGGCCATGGAGCAAATTCTTGTGATGGCACTCTTCTGCAGAAAAGTCAATATTCCGTTCGTGGCCTACAGCTTCAGCGACAATTCAGGATTAGCCCGCGAGCACGATTTTCCTGCGCGGGCTATGAATTTTGGTCCAAACCCCCTGAAACCGTTTAGCACCAAAGAGGGTGAGATGGTCATGGGAAACATTGACCTTCGGGAGATGTTCAATTCCAAGATGCCGGCGCATGAATTTACGCAAGCGATTACCAATCACCTGATGCTCGTGAATGGGTTTCGCTACCATGAGGGTATGGGTGTTCCTAGCCATGAGCGTCTGGGTTCGACCCCGCTCAATGAAGCGTTAGTCGCCCTGAGAGACATCATTCGAAACTTCAAGAAAGCGCATCGCCTGGATATCGTGAATGCTATTGTCGTCCACGACGGGGATTCTGATGGGAACCGTGACATTCATGGGGCCCTTGAAAACTCTAGCTGGCAAAGAAAGCGTTTTGACCCGAACTATAATCGAGTGACCTTGATCGACCACAAAGAGCACCTGCATATTGACGTACCCAAGGATTACCGGGGTATCACGATTGCCCTAATGAAGTGGCTTCAGATGACCGCCCAGTGTGGTGTGTTTGGGTTCTTCATCACCGGGAACACCCCGAAGTCTGCCAAGCGTGGCATCATGGGACTGTATCAGAATAAGCAGGGAATCAGAATGCGAACTAGTGGACGACTGGATACCCCTGCATCGGACCAGATGATCTTGCTGGATAAACTCAGCAAAGAAGTGATTGAGAATAAATTTCTCGAATCCTACACCGATGGTTATACGCGATTCTATTTTATCCCTGGGTCGACGCAATTGCGAACCAGCAATGCTGGATTAGTGGACACTGGGACCAAGTGGACCCCTCACCGCCTGCTGACCGCCTTCAAAAAGGTACACCAGAAGCGCCGAGTGTCGCGGGTTCTTGTCAACCGATTCATCGAATTGATGAGCGTCTAAAATGCCCTCCAAGGGGTCCAAAAAGAGTGGGTATGCTAGGACATTGGTGCCCTACGAATCGACCCTCCTGGACCCTTTACGGGGGTCGGTTGTGTGTTCAAAAATGGACACATTATAATTCTCTAATCTGCCCCTGGGAACTTGACACCGGCCCTGGTGTATGACATAATTAGGATGTGAGAAGAAGTTACCAACCTTTTAGGAGTGCCAGATAATGAGTACCAGAAGTGAATCGAGAGAGAAGTTCTTAGCCCTGTTGATTGCGACCGGGAAAACCGTCGTGACCACCAAGGAATTGCTGGACCTGTGCGAAGCGAATGACCTCAAGGAACCTCAGTGGTTCACCAAGGACGCCGCGAACCGTGCGGGGCGTGGTCAATTCCATGTACCGACCGGGGCTGTGAATGTCTCATCGAAATTTGATGCCCCTGAACCGAAACCCGTCAAAGTAGAAGAAGTCGTCGATTTTCAACCCATGCTTCCGAGCAAACCGAAACCCAGGGTTGTCTCAGTTATTACCGACCTTGAGGACCAGGGAATCGTTCCGGCCAAGTATAAGAACTATGTACCCTTTGGGAACTTTGAGGACCTCAAGTCCATCATTGTCTCGCGCCAATTCTACCCTGTGTTTATCACGGGCCCCTCGGGCAACGGTAAGTCTATGTCCGTGGAACAGGTTTGCGCCCTTCTGGGTCGTGAATATGTCTGCGTTTCTATGACCCCTGAGACCGATGAGGGCGACCTTCTCGGCAATTATATTCTCATTGACAACCAGATGGTCTGGCGTGATGGTGCTGTCACCGTAGCGGCTCGTCGGGGTGCTGTCCTGTGCATCGACGAGATTGACTACGGGGCCCAGAACCTTTCGTGCCTCCAGAGGGTCCTTGAGGGAAAACCGTTCTTGCTGAAGAAAAAGGGTGAGATTGTCACCCCGGCTGCCGGGTTCCAGATTATTGCGACCGCGAACACCAAAGGAAAAGGTTCCGAGGATGGTCGCTACATGTTCACCAACGTTCTCAATGAAGCGTTCTTGGAACGATTCCCGATCACCTTCGAGCAGGAGTGGGCTCCGAGTGTCGTTGAGCGAAAGATTATCAAGAAAGAGCTTGAGACCGCTGGGCGGGGCGATGATGAGTTTGCCAATCACCTCGTGATCTGGGCCTCTACCATTCGCAAAGCCTATGACGAGGAGGGTGCGTCAAGCGAAGTTGTCTCGACGCGAAGACTCGTTCACATTGCCCGAGCGTACCCGATCTTTAATGGTGATAGACTCAAAGCGATCACCTATTGTTTGAACCGATTCGACGAGGAAACCAAGAAGTCGTTTATCGACCTCTACACCAAAGTGGATGCCTCAGTGGTCGTGGCGAACACGATGAATACTGAGGACCTTACTAGCGAACCGGTAGCGGTAGATCCGAAGGCGTAAGTCTACCTGATAGTGAGTGTGGGGGGTGCTTCCGAAGGGGCACCCTCGTTGCGTATTGGGAACAAGTCTACCGGGGTCAACAAATGGGTAGCGAAATAGTTCTTGACATACTCCTCAAATTGTGATATTATAGTCCCTAAATCGTGCGAGGTTTTTTTGAAACCAGCATAGGGGACGGGTCGACCTCTTATTTTCGACCCAATAATCAGTGAGGTGTTTCCATGAGTAATGTTTCAGCTAAGTCACGTATTCTCGCGTTCTTGTCGAAGAGCACGGGGTACAATACGTTATCCGTCAAGCAAGCACAAGCTCGCTTTGGCATTCAAAACGTGTCGGCCGTAATCTCTCAGCTTCGCGCTGAAGGCTACGCCATCTACACCAACACAAAGCACCGCGGCGACGGCAGCCCCGTAGCGATTTATCGCTTGGGCCGTCCATCCGCAGCTTTCACCGAGCAGATGCGTATGCGCGGAGTATTTGCAAAGGGCGCGAACTAATCTCAGTTCGTTTCTGTCCTTTTCTATGCGGAGGTCCTCTTTCGGGGGCCTCCGCTTTCGTTCGGCTTGGAGGTGTCTGTGGATTATCGAAAATGGGACCTAAGGTTCATCGAACTCGCTAAACATATCTCCTTTTGGTCAAAAGATCCGAGCACCCGGGTCGGTGCTGTTGTTGTCGATAAGAAGAATCGGGTTCTGAGCCTGGGGTATAATGGTTTCCCTAGAGGAGTCCAGGACACACCCGAACGTCTTGACAACCGTGACGTCAAATATTCCATGGTCGTCCATGCGGAAATCAACGCCCTCATATTTGCCGCACAACCACTTGAAGGTGCCACCCTCTACCTGTGGCCATTTCTTTCGTGCTCTCAGTGTACCTCCATCATTATCAACACAGGCGTCAAACGAGTCGTGGCCCCTGTGAGTCACAACCTTCGTTGGGCAGACTCCATCAAACTCAGCCAAGAACTCTACCATGAGGCGGGTGTTCAGGTGGTGCTCATTCCTCTCTTTGAAAAGATGACTACATAATAACATGAATCACATTATTCCTGGAGGTGAATTTTGGAAATCAAGATTGACATTGAGCAACTGAGAAAAAACAAAATCTTTATTGCGACACCAATGTATGGTGGCATGGCATGTGGCATGTATATGAAGAGTTGTCTCGACCTGCAAACTATATTTCAGCAGTATGGTATACCCTCTAGGTTCTCATTCATTTTCAACGAATCGCTGATTACTCGGGCCCGTAATTATCTCGTTGATGAATTCCTCCGCACCGATTTTACTCACCTACTATTTCTCGACGCTGACATTCACTTCAACCCACAAGACATTATCGCCATGCTCGCCCTGGACAAGGACGTGATAGGGGCACCCTATCCCAAGAAAGCTTTGAACTGGCACAACATCGCCATGGCCGCTCGCAATCACCCAGAGCTTGACCCCAAGGAACTTGAGAACGTCGTGGGTGACTATGTATTCAATGTGGTCAAGGGTACCGAAAAGTTTCAGGTATCCGAGCCACTAGAGGTCATGGAAATCGGCACAGGATACATGCTCGTCAGACGAGAAGTGTTCCCGAAGTTTGCCGAGGCCTACCCACAACTCAAGTACCGACCGGATCATGTTGGTCAAAAAAACTTCGATGGTAGCCGGTACATCCATGCGTATTTTGATACTGTAATAGACCCACAAAGTGAACGGTACCTCTCGGAAGATTATATGTTCTGCCAATGGTACCGTGCAATCGGTGGACACATCTGGTTGTGCCCATGGGTCCAGACTCAACATGTGGGCACATATGCGTTCACAGGTAACATGGCAAAAATTGCCGACTTGACAGGGAGGCTGTAACATGAGATTTTTCACATACCTTCTAGGTGGTCTTTTACTAGGCATTATTCTCGCCCTCGTGGTCACCGCATTCGCATCGGAAACCATACAGACCTGCACTGAGGCTGATGGCACTGTGTTCTACACGAACAAAACCAAACAGGGTTGCGCCGTGGTCGCACTCCCGAAACTCTCTATCGCACCGACGCGGCAAGACTATCTCCCCCATTCTACCACTCCCGATGTTTCAATAACAAACTCACAAACCTTATCAGTGAATGACAAAATCTGTGCGCTCTACGAGGAATGGATGACCCTGGCAACCAGAACATACGGGGGATTCGCACACAACACTGTTGAGGATACTCAGCGACGTCTGGTACTCGTTCAATTATTTGGTGGTGGGTACGCACCCAATTCGTGCCATTGAAAGGTTCATCATGATTATTGGTCTCATAGGTTTCATTGGTGCTGGAAAGGGAAGTGTGGGTGATTTTCTCAGCACAGAGTTTGGCTATACTCAAGATTCATTTGCGAAACCACTCAAGGATGCAGTCGCTGCAATCTTTGGATGGGACCGTCAGAAGCTCGAAGGTTCGACACCAGAATCACGAGCATGGCGTGAGCAACCCTGTGAGTTTTGGTCCAAGCACTTTGGGTACACCTTCACTCCTCGTTTGGCTCTGCAACTCATGGGCACTGAAGCTGGGCGCAATGTCTTTCACCAAGACCTATGGGTCATCTCATTGCTCAATCGCAGTCAAGGTAAAAACGTTGTGGTTACCGACGTCCGATTCAAGAACGAAGTCGCCGCGGTCCACAATGCGGATGGACTTGTCATTCGTGTACGCCGAGGACTCGAACCACTGTGGTACAAGACAGCACTCTTGGCCAATGGTGGTGATGAGGGTGCGATTGCTCAGATGGGTAACCATGCAGTCCATCAGAGCGAATGGGATTGGATTGGGTCACCGGTTGACTACACCATCGACAACAACGGCACCCTTGAGGACCTTCGCAAAAAAGTTACCCTGGTACTCCAGGGAGAAAATCTCTTGACAACTGGCTCGAAATAGCGTATAATCAATCTCAGTCGTTCCTCTACGTCATTATTCACCTGTGAGGCCTTATGAAATTAAGTGAAAATACGGTTAACGTGCTCAAGAATTTTTCAACCATCAACACCGCGCTCTGGTTCAAAGGTGGCAACACCCTGCGAACCATCAGCCCATTCAAAACGGTGCTTGCGGAGGCCACTGTCGATGAAACCATCCCATCGGACTTCGGGGTGTATGACCTTCACCAACTTCTCAGCATCCTCTCGCTGTACCAGGATACCCCAGAGGTCACGGTGGATGGTAACAACCTCGTGATCCAAGGTCATGGTGGTCGTAGCAAAATCACCTACCGTTGCTGCGATGCCACGATGATCAAGACTCCACCCGACAAGGAAATCAAGCTACCCTCAGAGGACCTTTCGTTCCTGTTGACCGAAACGGACCTTGAGTGGGTCCTGAAGTCAGCGAGCGTATTAGCCAACCCTCATATTGCAGTCATTGGTGACGGGAGCAAGTTGGTTATGCGAACCTTGGATGCCTCCAACGATTCGGCGCACACGGATACCCTGGACATTGGGTCTCACACTGGAGCCCCAGTGAAGTTTGTGTTCAAGACTGAAAACTGGAAATTCCTACCTGGAACCTATGCGGTCACCGCTTCCAACAAAAGCGCAACCACAGGGGTCGCCAAGTTTCAGAACCAAGCTCGCAAAATCGTTTATTTTGTGGCGATTGAAGGACAGACCAAGTAACACAGGGCATAGTAAGTGTCCTACCACCGATTAACCGCCCTCCTGAGCCCTTTCTGGCCCCTGTGGGGGTGGTTTTGTCGTAGAGAATCAAGGAGTTAGACCATTGGAACCCAATCTCAGACATGCCCTATGGGTCGAGCGTTATAGACCCCTGATAGTTGAGGAGTGTATTCTGCCCGACCGACTCAAGGTTCCGTTCAGAGAATACGTCAAGACCAAGACTATCCCCAACCTCCTACTGGCAGGAACCGCTGGTGTTGGAAAGACCACCATCGCCAAGGCCCTCTGTAACGAGGTGGGGTGTGACTACATCGTGATCAACGGTAGCGACGAATCGGGTATCGACACCTTCAGAACCAAGATCAAGAACTACGCGTCCTCACTGTCCATGCTTGGAGGCCGCAAAGTCATCATCATAGACGAAGCAGACTACCTGAATCCCAACTCCACCCAACCAGCGTTACGTGGGGCCATGGAAGAATTCGCAGGGAACTGTTCGTTCATCTTCACGGTGAATCACAAAAACCGACTCATTGAACCACTTCATTCTCGGTGTGCGGTTGTCGAGTTTACCCTCAAGGGTACCGAGAAACAAAAGATGGCTGCAGCGTTCTTCACTCGGGTTCAAGCCATTCTCAAAACTGAACAGGTTGACTACGACCAAAAGGTCCTCGCTGAATTGGTCACCAAATATTTTCCAGATTTTCGGCGGGTGTTGAATGAGTTGCAACGGTATTCCAAGTTCGGCAAAATTGACGTCGGCATCCTGAGCCATATTGGTGATGTCGATATCACCGAGATTGTCGGGTACCTGAAGGCCAAGGATTTTGGTTCCCTGAGAAAATGGGTGGGCAGCCACACGATAGAACCTACAGTATTATATCGCAAGCTCTATGATAATTTGTATACCGTGCTGAAGCCAGAATCGATACCGCAAGCGGTTCTGTTGCTTGCTGATTATGGTTATAAAAATGCGTTCTGTGCGGACCCGGAGATCAATACCATGGCATGTCTCACGGAAATCATGATGTCGTGTGAGTTTGTATGATTGGTGAGGCTGTTGTAGACGAAACAGGCAAGTATCGATACCTCCTCTCTAGAGATTGGGGGCTCTTTGGTGAGTCGAATTGTAAGGTCGCCTGGATCATGCTCAACCCTTCCACAGCCGATGCTAATATAGACGATCCCACGATTCGCCGATGTAAAACATTCTCTACATTGTGGGGCTATGACAGCTTAGTGGTTGTGAACTTATACGCTCTGCGAGCCACGAATCCTAAACACCTTCTAGAGACAATCGATCCCGTCGGAGAACGCAACGGAGACTACATAAGAAAAGCCATACGAGAAAGTCAATTGGTGGTAGCTGCCTGGGGCGCATTCAAACTTGGTGTGCCTGGAGCTATAAGACCAATCCTGCATGAAGTGAATTTATCGTGTTTAGGCACCACGAAAGATGGACACCCAAAACATCCATTGTATGTAAAAGCAACCACACAACGCCAGAGATTCAGTTTATGATTGACACCACAGCGTACACCAAGCGGAACTGGGAACATAAATGGCTCGAATTTCGATGCAATGGACCTGTCAGGTTCATGGTGCCCTATGACGCGGAAA